CCAATGTGTTTGTCTCTGCAGTAAAATTGCCTAAAGATTCTATGGTGTACCAATCAGCATCAACTGTAGTCGAACCTAACACATTTATATTACCTGAGTAATTACTTAGGCTAGCTTGTAGGGTAATTTTACTAGAACCATTTAATCCTAAAACACTGCTATAGTAAGTTGTACCCGAGTTTGAAACCTCACCGTGACTAGGAATAGTAACACGGGTACTAGGGACGTGTTTAGGGAGTATACTGTCCATAACCTGACATACACCTCTCGCATCTGCTTCACTGTTTGAGAAAATAGGTAGTGTAAGATTACCTTCAACAATGTCTAAACTAAAACTACCCAATTGAGCATCAATCTGCATGAGTTCAGCCTGTGTAACTGTAAGATTTGCTAAACCTTTAAGTGGTAAAGTAACGTTAACAGTTTTTTGAATATCGACACTAGTACCCTCAGAGTTGATAAATCTAAATGTTATTTCTTTGCCAGTTAAATCAATAGGTTTTTGTTCTTGATTTAGAAACTGAAATTGAATTTTATTGTCTACCCCTTTATTGAGGGTCAAATTTTTTGCATACACGATTTGATATCTCCTTGGGGAATCACCCTCAAATAGGACGACTTGATATTTTGGTGTAAAATTATAAACGCTGGATGAGTACACTTTATTGTCCTTTTTCTTATTTATTCAACTAAATATGCAATACGTTTATAAATTATTTTGGATAAAATTTGCGATAAATATTCCAAGAATTACAAGAAAATGCACAACGAATTTTTTAAAAAACTATCAGAAAATCACCCTTTTATTACAGTATGTTCCTATTCAGGCCAAGACTACGTAGGGATAATTCAAAATCGTGACGATATCGTAACTACTATTTACGATTATGGATCCATTGTACCAAATGAACTTAGAGAGAAATTTTTAGAGTTAGGAGAAATATGGTGGTGGGAAAGTAATCGACTGATACCTATCAATATGTTTTTACGTGATGAATGGGCACCGTTCAAAATATACCTGAGGACATTCAACAATAAAAGTTTAGACATAATTCACGGACCAGTGTGTAGCATGAGTGATTTACATAAAAAGAAATCCAAACGCAAAAGTATCACATTAGTTCAAAAAATGCCCTGATTTTTCAATAAGATTCATATGAACTACAACTAAATGTGCATACGCAATACTGTGACTTTTTTTAAAACTGTATCCATCATCAACTTTATCCCACACGGTTTTTGACACTTCACTCCATGTTTTCCCTATGAGGTGCTTTTTCGCTGGTCTTATACAAGCCAAAAACATAGCCAATCTAGGTATGCTATCAACAGGTTCTGGCATTTTTTGTAAGTTATTGTAATGATTTCCTAAATGAACTAATTGCTCTACAAATTCTTTTTTCTTCAGTAATTCCCAATTGGGCAACTTCATTAAGTCCAATAGTTCATTTTCTGACTTTATATCCTGATATACGTGAACGTTCAAAAAATCTAGTTTGACATATCCTCTATCTTCCGCTTCAACGTAGTCAATATTTGCCATATCGTTCAGTGCATCATAGGGAATTTCCGTTACATATACACCTGTATTATGCTTTCTAATAGGGGACACATTGCGCATAGCTGCAGGTATATGTTTGATATGTTGTAATATTAAATCACGATTACCAAAGTCAATGTCAATATCACTTTTAAATGTCATTTTAGTGCGAAACCCTTGTCCATTAATTTTTTGTATGCGTCCTGTACCACCATTGCCTGATGGGCAGCATCTTCAACTGCTTTGTGTGTTGTTTTTGTGCTATACTTTTTATCTTTTAAACTTACGCCAGCAATTTCAAATAATGTTCTAGTATCACGCACGGCATAAAAAGGCCATGGTATAGGATTAGGTCTTTCAGTCAATGTTTGCCTCATTGCAGTTTCCATTACTACTACGTCAAACGGAGCACCATGACTCCATACTGCTTGTCGATTCCAACAAAATTTATAAAGTTTCTCCATACAATCTTTTAGTGGCTCTCTATCATTGTCGCCCATTGCTTCTTCTAATGCTGCAGGATTTTGCGTACTCCACCAACGAATAGTATCATCATTGATAATTCTTCCGTACTGTTCGGTCTGATCTTCAATGGTGGGTCTAAGTTCTAATTTTTCTACAATGCCATCACCTCTAGGATCGAACCTAACTGCACCTATAGTTAGTATAACACAGTATGGACTTGTATCAAGGCTTTCAATGTCAATCATAATATGATTAGCCATTAACAAAATCTTTCTTTAAGATATTTACAACATCGGCATATTCTGAATCTTTCTTTTCTTTTTGCCAACGGTGTAACCACGGCGTGTTGTCACATTCAATTATATGTTTGATTACTTCAGTGCGGCTACTAGATTCAATTGCTTCATGTAGTGAAAAACTCATAACAGGATTTCCCCAATGATATATTACAACAGACATTGGATTTGTAGGATGCATGTTCCAAAGAAATTCTTGTCCATGATGGCTGTCTAACTTAGGGATTTCATTTAGATGTTTCATTTTTTAGTGGCTTAGTTTTCATTAAACATAATACAGTATGGTCTTTTACCTTTATCCATTCTTCTCTTGCTTTCATGCATTCTTCATGTGTTGAATATTCTTTATTATAGACAAATTTAATTTTAGATGGAGCATCTGTCCATAACTGTACGCTTAGAATCCAAACAACAATTAATTCATTCATTTTATCACCTTAAATCTAGTGCATTTAGGGTAGAAAGGATATTCCCTATAAAAGTCTGCCCAGCGATGACACTCAGCCATTGTATCATATGTTTGCTCAACATACAACTTGGGTGGGTCACTTGATAATAGCATTACTGTTAAAACATATACGTACATATTAACCCCATACTAAAAGGAAAGCAGTAATTTCTTTTCTGTCTTTAAATCTAAACGTATCAAATGACATTCTAACACCGCATTTGGATTTTTCACACCACTCTTGAACCGGAAGCAAATCCTCTTCTCTTAATCCGGTTGGTGTGATTGCCCCATGAAAATATTTTAGGTTGGCTCGTAAAATTAAAGGTTTTATAGGATCTTCATACCATATCAATTTTTTCGTATTCATCATTTCTGTAACTCTTTGTATGAGTTTGTCAATATCCTTTTTTCTCATGTCCATTTTAATGTAAACCAAGTAGCATGTGATTCTTCATAAAATATAAAAACTGTATGTTCAGGTGCAACATAATCACCACTCCAATCTTGATATTTGGCTTGATTATATTGAAAGTCAAAGTCTTTATGTTGAATCATTCCGGCATCACGCATTTCTCTTACTATCTCAATAATTTCAGAGGGCTTTTTGTACTTTAGAACTATTTCAATCAACTCCACCTCAACATAAACAAAACTAATTCTTCTTCGTTTGTAAACTCAATAATAGATCCAACAAATGCCTTACTACCTAAACTTAAATTTTTATCACACCATTCTCTCAAATCTGTTTCTTTGTCTAACCAATATTTAAAATCAGATAGTACAATGTATCCACTATCTTCGTTAATTGCACCATGGGCTATTACGTATGTCTCCATTTACCATTTTAATTCTTCTAATAAATTTTTTACTTCCATCACTTCATTCTCTAATTTTGAAAATTTGATTGCCCACTGTACTGGATTTATATATTCGTATATCATTTTAACTAAATCATCTGGCAATTCATCTAAAAATTTCTTACCACTTTCGCTTTGATATAGAACCCATGGACTAATTTTACCATTAGTTATTTCATGACAGATTTTACTTTTGCTACCATATCGCAAGTAATCATTGGGTTGTATGTTTTCTATTTTTGCTAATTCTAAACATGTTTCAACACTACGATGAACTGCATCCAATGCATTTTCTGTTTTTAAATAATCGATTAGATACGTTGTGTATTGCTTATCGCTAGTCCAATTATCTATTTTAATATTTTCTTTAAGATAAAAATCAACTAATCTTGAGACATTAAGCGCATTTACCTCAATACAGTAGTTACCAAACTTTACAAATGCTGTATAATACGCTGATTTGATAAATTCTTCATACGTTTTATCTTTTTTTGCCGCACTGTGTTTTTTGTAAAATTGTACAAAACTTTGATATCCAATTTGATTGCCTCTGCGCTCACGCTCTAACCAGCGATGCTTATATTCACAAATATGCTTAAGCATGGTACTTTCTCTTGCGAAACTACGCTTACAAAACTCGCAACCAAAATTAGTATCCACAGTCTTTTTCATATTCAATTATTTGTGCATCCGTTACTACTTCATTTAATGTTTCAATGTCTGATACCTTTAAAGTAGGAAATAATTTAGCCAGTCTAAATTTTCTGTTCTGTATGCGTGTGTATTCTTTACTTAATTCAGACAGTAACTCTTTATCTGTTTTTGGATATACCTTTGTAAAGTAGTCTTGTAGGTCTTTTGATTTTGCTTCATCAACTAATAAAGTGTAATTTCTTTTTATGTGAGGAATCCATTTGTGAAATTGCTTTCCCATATTAGGACTAACCGCACATAACATTAACCATTGCAATTTATTATGCTTAATAATATTTTCATGAAATATATTTGTATTTGCTGCGTAATCAGTGTTTTGTAAGTAGTAACGTTGCAAGTCGCCTATTCCCGACACTGTACTTAACCAATGAAGCAGCATGAAAGGACTAAATCCTTTTTGTTGTTCTACCGTTAGTTTATCAAAAAAGGTATAATCCTTTTTGTCTAATGCAGCAAGTGCATCGAACAATGGAAAATCTATTTCTGAAAACTTCTCATCGGCTGTAATTTTTTGTTTACTCATCAAAACGCCTGTTTATAATCAACAATCTCACAGTTTCTACTAACCTCTTTAACAAAGTAAACACATCTGGGTTTTTCAGCATCCTCAATTGGTACACATAAAAACTGCCCATTTTTTAATCTAGGTGCGTACCATACTACATCATGATATATGTCCATTACTTCAATATCACAGAAGGTTGGTTTAAAACTACTTAATGGATTAAATTCAAATGCTTTGAAACCACGATCATTGATACTTGTCAATGGTAATGTTTCTAAGTCACCGAGTTCAGGTTCACCAATAAGTATTTGCCATTCTACTGGCATTTTTATTATTTTATTATCAATACGTAGAACTAAAGCAGGACTGTTAAAACTTTCTAAAAAAATAAGAGGTATATAATGGTAATCTACATTAGCTGGATTGCTGTTATCTAATATTGCAAAACGTAAATCGTCGATTTCTTCTGGCAATGTCTCCAAATTATATACTGAATTATCTAATGTTAATATTTTCATATGTGTATTATATCATTTATATTCTAGTTTTTCTATACTAAACGGATAGTTAGCCTCACGATAAAACTCCTTTCGTTTGGTTAGATGACGTTTTGCGAATTTACAAGAACTTGTTATGTCCCATATTTGAACAAAATCTTTGTCCTCAGCCTTTCGTATACCTCGACCAATACTTTGAATTACTCTAACAAAACTTTTTCCAGGCTCAACCAAAACCAAATTAAAGATTCTTGGAATATTAATACCTACAGCAGCAACACCATATGTCGCAACAGCCACTTTATCATCACTGGTTGCAAAGTCATCATATTCTTCTTTCCGTTCTGTAAGCTTAGTTTCACCACTGACAAACACAGCGCCAGGTAATCTATCTATTAGTTCCTTACCTGCATTTACTCTATCAACTAATACAAGTGTATTGCCAGTTTCTTTAACATTGAGTATTATTTGTGCGATGGTATCTAATCGTTTTTTATCCTCTAATAAATGTTTTAACTCACTTTGATAGTTTGTAAACTCAACATGGTCTTGTAGTTGAATAACATTTACATGGCAGTTAGCAAGAACTCCTCTATCTTGTAATTCACTAGCAGCAAGTTTATTAATAACAGGACCAATACTTACATATAATGATTGACTGCTAAATAATTCTTTAGGTATTGTGCCAGTTAGACCCCAACGAATTGGCACATTAGCAAACAGACCAGTCAGCATTGTCTTTAATACATCTGCTTTTGCTTGATGTACTTCATCAATTATAACGCAAACTAAATCTTGAGTAAAGACTCCGATCTTTGTCCAGTTTTCTAGTTCTTCTTTGTTCTTAATAAGATAGTTTAAGCTTTGCCAAGTACAGATTGTATGTGTGTGTCCTAACTCTTTTCTATCACCAAAATAAACGCCCACATCAAGACCAAGATTAATATAGTCTGCTTCTGTTTGTACTACCAATGATTTGTTAGGTACAATAACAATGCTACGACCATATTTTTCTACGCTATGACTTAATGCAGCAGTCATAATAGTTTTGCCGGCGCCTGTAGCTACTTCCTGTATTGATTGTGGATTCTCTAAAAAACTGTTTATGATTTCTACTTGGTAATCCCTTAGTGTGATAGGTTGACCTTCCATAGTGTGTCCTTTAGGCCAATTTATATTACTAAATGTATTTTCGGACATTTGAGTAAATTGAAACTCATGTGATGTTTCACGCAAGTCATTTAATTCAATGTCATATCCTGCATTATCAATGACTGGAATAATCTTATCAAGTAGGTTGATATAAGTGCTTCCACCTAAGCTGAAGTAACTTACCTTTCCATTCCATCTACCAAGTTTAACAGCAGGAAGGTACCTCGCACCAGGTACCTCATACTCAAACATTTTCATCAGTGACTTTCGTTCTGTTAACTCTAGTCCCTCTATCTTGCAATTTACTTCATCTTTGATTATTATTTTACATGGTTTCATTTAATTTCTATCGGGTTAGAATTTACTAAATTTATTATTTTTCCTGCAAAGAAACATCCAGCACTCGTAAAACTATATGCAGACATAGGCTTTAAAATAACTGACATTTTAAATTGTTTAGCAGGGTAATCAAATTTACGCATATTTGTAGATTGAATTGGGAAATCTACATACTGTGCAAGAAGTTTGTGATATTCATCTCTTGTTTCGGATGATTGGTGTATTGTTGCATGTAACGCATATTCGCATTCAATCTTTTTTAGTTTGTCTGCCAATCCTGCTATATCTGAAACTTCGTGAATTGCCTGTCTGTTTATAGCAAAAGTTAAATCTTCGATACTATAAATTTTTTGAAGTTCTTTTTTTAAACTTTCACTTACCCCTATTCCATACGATGCTAGTAACGCTAATGTACTTAGTTCAGTATTTAACTCAATGTTGCGTATTGCTGAGGCTAATGATTCATTTAAATTAAAAATATAAAGATTGTTATTGCATATAGTCAATGTGGGATCCCAGCAACTTTCTTCATCATAAATTGAAATATCATCGATAATTTTTTGAACAGCTGGACAAAGCTTTATGTCTTGGTAATGCTTCATCACACTGTTAAGAATTGCTTTTAATTTGTACAACCCAAATTCAGTATGATAATATCGGTTTTCTCTGTCCCAAATCATTACTGATTTATCTCTAAAATCCTGCACAAACGCTTGCCTAAACGGACTACGTAAAATTAATTGATCGTTTTCTATACTAATGTGTGCGTGTGTATATTCAGGACTGCTTTGTATAATCTTGAGTGTCCAAGGCAGTTCAGCTACTTGATCTGCATCCAATTTAAACAAAGCCAATTGTCTATTATATTTTTTCACAACTTTAGTAAAAAGTGCAGCCTGATTAGTTGTGATTGGCTTTCTAGGCAACACGTTTTGTAGTTGCAAGTTATAGAAAAATTTTTGATCATACCGTGATAAACTCAAATGACTTAACATTAAGTCCAAAAGTTCTTCAGCATTTATTAGTCTGTGCATAATAATATTATAACGTAAACAAAATCTTAATACAATATAAATGGCTAATGGGAGCCGAAGCTCCCATTGCCTAGTTGAAAAATCTTAACTACGTTTCATACATGTAGTGCTTGCCAATGTTTTCCAATTGGGGCTAATCTTGACCAAATCAGCAATTTTCAAACACATACGCAAGCTAAGTTCATGCAATTTGTTTTTGTTATCCTGCATGAAAGCAAAAATTTCTTCTGCTTGCCCTTCTTCAAAATTGTAGTCACGGAACAGACCACCTTCACTGTCACGGTGAACCTGTTTAATGCGCAACATCTTGTCACGCTCCGTGTCAATAGTTAGGTCAAGAAAGTGACAGCGACTTTGCAATGCCTCAAGGTGATCTTGCAGTTTCTTAGACTTGACGTTTTCAAACTTCAAGTTAGTGATGAAGATTGCCGAACCCTCAAAGTTAAACTGATCCGGGATACCCTCACGGCGTAGCATAGAACTATCACTGTTCCAGCAGATACGGCGACGTTTGCCCGAATCAAGTGCTGCCTTTAGAATGTTGAGTGACAACTCATCCTGAAATACACTGTCGCAGTCATCAAACACCAACACATTTTTCTTGTCACTGTATTTGTACAATTGTGCGTACAGACCCAGTGCAGTCATTGCACCCTTAACAACTTCATAACGCACACGTTTGCCAGCAAGCTTGTCAAACATACTTGCCTTTTCCAATTGTGTTTCTACACCAAACGACTTACCTACACCCGGGGGACCTGATACAATCATAGCCCGAATATCGCTATTGATTGCTGCCTTAGTCATTTCATCAAGTACTGCGAAACGGGTAGCAATACGATTCATTGCTTCCTCATCGGTCTCGACGGGTTTAGTTTCTTTTGCTTTAAATACAATTGCGTTTTCAGTCACGTTTGGCTCTCCATCTACAAATACAATATCATTAATAGAATTAACTTTCACCTTGACAACATCAATACCAATGTCAAATTGACCGTCATTTTTTACAGTAACATAGTTACCTTTTTTACCTGTCTGAAAATCTTTGACAAGTGTGAATTCTTGATTGACTACGGGCTTGTTGCGATATTCACCGAATTTGACAAGAATCGTACTCATTTATCAGCTCCTAATTATCAAGTTATGTGACATTATACATGTAACCTGATTTATTGTCAAGTGTTGCAATTTATATAACATATTGCATCAATGAAGCTATTATATGCCCGAACGGATTTATTGTCAATGTTTCAAAAATAACAACCTAGGGTTGCAAATTTTGTAATAATTTAGATCATCTTTGGACATACTCAAAAACTTACCGCTGATTGTAACAGTACCATATTCGCACACTGACTGGAACAATTCTAACAATTCGTTTTCTTTATAAATTTGCATACTGTACAAATTTTTGTTTTCATCATGAAACCAAAATGTGTAAGAACCTGTTGATTTGGCACTTCTATATAGTTTGGTTAAAAAGTTTAATTTTTTAACTCCAATATGAGTGTCAACTTTTTCATTGGTTGAATTCAATCGTAGTTTATCTATTTCTAAATCGTAGAAATAAAACTCAGGCAATTTATAAATCATACCCATATACTTTTCTGGGTATTCATTTGTATAGCCTTTACTTAGATAATCGCTAAGGTCTTGTCTAAATTTACTTAATGGTTTTCCTTTTAGTGTTCTTACAATTAGTTTTTTACTGTAGTAATCACGAATGCTGGAAGCCGTATCATGATCTGATTGTAACACACTACCATAAGTTCTTAGTTCCCGTTGTCTATAATTAGAAACACTTATAGCAAGCCCATCTGCAGGATCTACTCGCATTTTATTTTTTTCATTAAACTCAATTTCTTTAAAAATATCGTCTAAAGAGGATATATTGTATCCACCTGTTTTTGTAGAAGTGGCTTGTAACATTCCTTGTCCTTGAAAATTATAACTCATAGTGATATATCTTCCATACCAGCAGTGCGCAATTTAACAACATGCCCCATTTGCCATTGTTTAGCATCCAGTCCCTTAAGTATGCCTAACCAACGATTGCGTAGTAGTGCTACTTCGTTTATTATAGTTTCAAAATCAATTACTTCTTCCTCACCGTCAACATATTTTTCAGCATCACGGCTAGTTAATACTCGATTGTAAGATTCTAAGTATTTTTGAAAATGTCTACGTCTGATTTTTCTTAATTGAATATTCAAATAATTTAACACAGCCTCAATTTCTTGAAGCTGATTAAATCTATGTTCAGTTATACCAGGTAAAGCAGAAATATTTTTTTCTAAATTACCAAATATTTTAACATCATTTTTAGCAGAAACTAATTCACTATCATAGTGTGATATAAAATTAGGTATTTCTGATAAATCAGTTGAAACTTTAGCATACCAAGTCATATAGGCCTTAATTAGTAATGGTCATCATCATAGTCAT